AAGGCAGTTGTGCTGTCTTTGGTCTAACATCAATTTCTTGAAGTGTTGGTTTAATGGTTTGTGCAATTAAGCCACCTTCTGCTGTTCCACCTAGAACAGTATTACTGTTGGTGGTATTCAGAACTGGCTTTGCAGTTATAACCCTCCATCCTGACTTATCCCAAGGGTATTTTGGTAAGATACCAAAAGCGTTTGCTTCTAAGTTAAGCTGAGCCCAAGCATATGCTCCATAGATAGCGTTGAAAACGCCAACTGTTGAAGTTGTAATTGGTGCGTCTGCTTTTCTTAGCAGGTTTCTATTATAGCCATAATAGAGTGCTTCTAGTTCATCAATAGTTCGTATTTGAACCATATCAGAATCCACCTATCTCCTCTGGTGTGGGTTTGTAATATTTCCCACTTAGGATGTTTCGTGCTACTGTGCTAAGACCCTCATAACCTTCAGCTCGTGCATCTTTCAGTATTGGACTGAAATCTTTCGCAAAAGATTTGTCCACTGTTTCAACTGCACTGCCCGGTCTTGGAGTCTCAGTCGAGAACTCATGCTGGGATTTCGTAACCATTTCTGGTTCGTAACTCTCAACAACTTCTTCCTCAGCCTTATTCACTGGCTTTTCTTGCATTTTTAGTCCTGCTGGATCTTTCTTAGGAGGATTTCTATCTGTCCTATCGCTATCTAGTTTGGCTTGTTGCCCTACTGGATATGGATCATTCGGAGCAGTTACTTTTGCTCCAACATCGTCACCACCTTGTGTGCCTTTCGGCTTTAGTGGTAAGTCTGTTGGTGTTTCCAAAGCTTTTACTCTGTTGTGCATCTCGGTAATTGCTTTTTCTACGCCTTGTTGTGATTCGGCTATGGATTGAACAACATCTGCCAGAGTATCAATACTCTTTGCAACTGTGTTCTCATAAGAAGCTTGTTCTTCGTCAGATTTAGTGATCACTTCTTGATCAACTTGTTCTTCGTCTGCCATAGATACCGTATTTAAGTATTGAGTGGTTTATATATATTCTTATACTTGATTATTAGGGCTTTCTTATATAAGGATTTGAATGTATCCGTCTTTGGTTTTGAGTGTGGAATCTGTCGTTTGTTTGGTTCAGTTTCAGGTGTTTCATTCTGTTCATATGTTTCATAAGCACTTTTCTTTGATTCTTCTTCTTCCTTTACTTCTGTTATTTGTGTTGATTGACCTGAATCTTGCTTATAACCAGCCTCATGTCCTAGACCTCTTTGAGCACCCATATTCATACCTCCCATACCTTCTTCTGCTTTAATTTTTAACCATGCTTTCCATAATGATTTGCCATATGGGATTCCTTTTCCAGCTCTCGCCTCTAATTCTTTAGCCCTCTCTGCTTGAACTGCATCATCAATCTTCTTCCAATCTTGGGGTTTGTCTTCAAATGGTTTCTTCCTACCATATTTGTTACCTGCTGGAGTGATACCATATTTTAATCCATGTCCTTGTGGTGTTGCTGCTACTCTTTTTCCTCCTCTTTTTTTTGGTGGTGTTTTATCATGCCTGTCAGACCTATAATATGAATCTGTTTTATCAGGATGTGGTCTATCAGTAACATTTCCTATTTCACTATGAAATCTTTCTCTTGCACTATCTCCTGAAGCACCTGACGGTGAATCAAGATGTCTTGCATCAGTAGCCTGTCCTTGTGAAGTTTGTTCTTTTGTACCTCTACGTCTTCTTATTGAAGTTCCAGCTATTATTTTACCAGTACCCTCTCCTGTTAAAGCATCTTTCTCTTTTAACCATGCCTTATACTTTACCTGTTTTCCCTTGCCCATGACTGGTTTCTTAGGATACTTGCTCATCTCCTGTGGGTCTTTATACTTTGATGGTTTTCCTTTAGGTAGTTTTTGTAAGCTTGATATGTCTCCTAGTCTTACTCTCTTTTTACTAGATTTATCTAATCCAGCAGTCGAACCTGCCAATGTATAATTCAAATTTTCTGCTAATTCTCGTAACCTTTTTGTTTCTTTCTTTTGTTGTTTAATAAAATCTGCAACACGACCACTCCAATACTTCTGTCCTTTCTCTTGTTCTGTAGGATTTTGAATCAAAATACTCCCTTTTGGTCTTCCTGATCCGGTTGTACCCATTGTAGCATCAGACATTTCTTTGGGAAAACCTTTTCCCTCTGTTATTCTAGGTACTAATGTCTTTGGATCATCAAAATCTCCATACTTATCCTTTCTTGGTTTCTTTCCATAGTTAGCCTTTTGAGATGCTGTTCTCTCGGCTACTAGTTTTTTCTGCCATTCACCTTCAGTCATACCACTTGGTTTGTCTACCTTCATATCTGGTTTTGTACCAGTTGGTGGTATCTTGCGTTTCGTACTACCACCTGTCTCAGTATCTATTGGTGATGCTCCTGTTGAGGCTGCTCTTCCCCACTTACCTGTCCGTAATCTACCTATCAATCTCTTTAATCCTGCATGATGTTCCTTCAAGTCAACTGTACTTCCTTCTGCTTTAGGTCTACCAGCTTGAAATGATCTTGCTGATACTTGAGCCTGTGGCTTGTAGTCTTCTTTATAATCTTTATCTGGTTTAACTTCATGTTGTTTCTCACCCTCACCCAGACCTGTTCCTATTGATGTTCCATATGTCACAGGCTTCTTACGCAATACTCCCATAGCACCCTTTGGCTCTTGTTTTATCTGTCCCTCATCCTTCTTTGGTTTTTCCTTCATTAGCCATATCTTATAAACAAATGATTCTGATTTTCCATAATGAAACCTCTTCCTATGTTTTGGAAGATTGCTTGTATGTTTCTTTGGTACTGGCTTATCCTTATAACCTCTTTTTTCCTCCTTTGGTAATGGTTTTGTTTTCTTACCTGTTGGCGAACCTCCTACATGAGTGTATATTTTTTTACCATGAATATCCTTAGCATCTTTTCCTGTTTCCCCTTTACTTTCTGGTACTTCTGATGTTCCAGTACGCCTTCTTACTTTTGGCTCTTCTTGGATACGTTTTACTTGCGGTCTTGATCTTTCAAATTGTTCTGCTTGAGGTGTTGCCTGTCCAGCAGCCCTACTTGTTCTTATATCCTCATGTTCTTCTGTGTATCCTATTTTCTCTCCTTGTCTCTTGTTTACTGGCATCCATTCAGTATCTTCAGGTTCTTCCTCATCAGGATCTTTTATTCTTCTTCTACCCTTACCTGATCGCCTCTTCTCCAACCATGATTCCCATGACTTTATTGCTGCCTTTGATGGTGCTGGAGTAGCTCCGGATGTAGCACCAGTTGGCTTCATTTTTGTCGGTGATTTTGGTGCTGATACGGTTGTTGCTGGTGTGGGTGTTGAAGTGATTGGTTCACTTGGGTGGTCTAGTTGAGGTGCTTCTGGTTGTTTTGCTGATGGTTTACCTGATAACTCTTCGCTTAAACTCTCTGTAAATTTTGATCCAAATTTCGCACCACCTGCTACAACCTCTGCTGCTATATCTCCAAGTCCCTTGTTCTTTAGTTTTTCCTTTTCTTTATCACTTTGATGTCTTCCAAGTTGCCTAGCATAAGATGAAGAATAATCTTCTGAAATTTCTTTATCCTGTTGTTTGGCATCACAGTTTGGACATATTTCTTTACCATGTGTATTAGTAAAAGGGCGACTAAATTTCTTTCCACCGAGTGTTGACACGTTAGGTTTATCTGGATGAAATTCATGGCTTGTATGTTCACGGGCATTTAATCCCCCACCACTCCATTTACCTGTTTTTTTATCTTGTACTTCAACCAACCCACCTTGTTTATGACAATTAGGACATGGTTTATCTGATACTCTTGCATTAAAACCACGTTCTTTAAGATAACTTAGAGTTTCTTCATTTTTTGGATGAGTCTTATCTTCATCAAACTTTCCTTTCTCTTTAAACCATGTCTTCCAAACAGGATCTTTCTTAATTTCAGATAAATCTCCGTCTGATAACTCTTCCAGTGGTTTTGGTTTTGATTGGGATGCCATAACTATATCTCCTATATATAATATTTAAAGATTAAAACCCCATAGAGTTTTTCATTCCCTTGCCTACATCCAACACATACCAGCCTGCACCACCTGCTGCTGCCTTACATGCCAACGCAAGACTGTCTGGATAGTCGTCATGTTCGTCAGATTTAATCTTCATTATGCCTGATTCTGTATACTCTCTCCTTAAATATGATAGTTGAAAGACCATTTTGTTTATCTGCCTCATTGAAATTCTATGATTTTCAAACAATAATCTTAGATTCTTATACATCTCTGCCTTCTCCTGTAGTGTGAAAGTAACACCTCTCATAGGCAGACCTTTCTCCCTTCCTAAGTCAACCAATCCACCTCCGAGACCAGTTTCGTCTACATATATAACCTCTGCCCTGTATTT